TGGCTGTCCAGATACCCTTATCTGCAATCACTTCACGTTTCATGACCATTTTCTGGTCATATGCATTCATTTCCTTAGCAAGATGTGAGTAAGACTTATCAATAAATGGTTCCAACTTCTCACTTGCAATTTTGTCCAAGAAATTGATGATTTTTTCAGTCTTCGTTCCATCCTTAAACACTTTGCTAACAAGTTTCTCAAACGTAATGTATACCGAATCCGTATCCGAAGCCACAACATAATCTTCATTCTCAGTATTGAGAAGTTTATTGAGATATATGTTAATCGCCTTTTCAATCCATCGTATAGATAACTGACCACTTGTTGTAATAGCTTCAGCATTTCTAAGATCAAAATACCTAAACCAAGAATTCCCAATCGCACCATACGCACTATTGAGTGAAATCTTTTTGGCCATTTGGATGTTCTCATACTTTGAGATATCCTTGAGATACCTTTTGTCTTTAGTGTCTTCATATTGCTGTTTAGCTTCCAATAGAAGCGTTTTATATTTAACTCTGTCATTATAGATAGACTCCATTAATTCTGGTAAAAACCCTCTTTTATCCTTTCTGAAAAATGCACCGTTAGGAGCCATACAAAATTTTGTATCGTTAGTTATTTCACCCTTTAAAATCTTGTCAACCATTTTCTCTGGTGCCTCCTCACTAGAAGGAATTAGAGTCTCTGGTGAAATGTTATACTGCATAATTAGATGTGGATACAAACTGTTCAAGTCAAATGACATAACCCACTTATGCATACCCACTTTCGGGTCTTTAACATATGCACCTTCATACTGTGCAGATTTGTCTTGAGGTTTCTTTTGTGGTATAACTACATTCTTTTCCTTGAGATAATTGTATATCAAAACATCCCAATATCGAACAGTACCAAGAACATCTGTATAGTTCACCTTTGCATCATAAGCCATAGTCAGACAAAGTTCAATCAATTTCATCTTATCTTCTAGCTTGTCAACAATCTCAACGTCTTGTATATTATATTCAATAAATGATTGATAGTCTTTCTGATACCAATCTTTAAAAGTTTCGTATGGATTACCCTCTTTACTTTCACCCAATTCTACTTTAGCAATATGATCTAGTCTGTAAGATTCTTGTGCAGTATAAGTAAACTTCTGATATAAATCAAAATAGTCAAGTGCAGCAATACCTTGTAATGCATACACTTGATGGTTTCTACCCATCTTGTAAATATCTTTAGAATAGACAACACCCCAAGGTGACAGACGTTTTAGTTCATCCTCGCCAAACAAATGTGTAATTCTATTACAGAGATATGGGATATCAAAGAATTCTGTGTTCCAACCTGTTATTACATCAGGCTGATGTTTCTCCCAAAATATAAGAAACTCTTTTAATAGATGTATCTCACTTTCACATTGAATATATGTAACATCATCACGGCTGTTCTCAAACTCATGAAGTCCAAACACAACAATCTTTTTATTCTGGTGATTCTTGATTGTAATGGATAACATTGGTTCTGCAGCTGTTCGTACAGCAGGAAATCCATTCTCACACTCAACCTCTATGTCGATAGTGACAATGAGAATTTTATCCAAGTCCCAATTAACTTGATTTTTGTATGTGTCAGAAATGTAATTATAGGCAAACTGTGTATTTCCATACACTAGTTCTGGTTGACTCTTGTGACTTTCAACCCACTCTTTTGCCTCTTTAATATTATCGAATTGTATAGGTAAAACAGGAATACCATCCAAAGTTTTATATCCTGTTTCTTGTTTAACAGGCGAAAATAGTGTTGGACAATATCTTATTTTAAAGTTCTGTCGTTGTCCATTGACAACTGCTCGAACAAATAGTTGGTTTCCACGTTGGAGAACATTTGTGTAAAAATTCATATGGCAACTATATCAGGTTTTGTTTTATTTGTCAAGGTTTTTTGTTAAAATAAATTTACGAGAAGGGTCTATCATCAAGTTAGTTTTTTTCATAAAATCTCTATTAATCAATAAGGGAGTTTTCTCCCCCCTGTCATCTAAAGTAAATGGTATATTTTTATATAAAACACCACTAAATAAAAAATCCATTTCAATAGAGGGCCTAATTTCTTCTCTATTTCTCAATCCACCTAGTTTAATATTTTTCATTTCTTTTACAGGATGCGAAAGTTTAACTCCATTGAGTTCCCAATTTACTCTTTTACCTTGAACATCAATTTTATCAGCATGAATAACAGATGAACTAGAACTGTTACCAGTATCCATTTTTGCAACTAGTTTTCCTAATTTTTCATGTTCAAAAGTTTCCCAAACTCCACACAAATTAGGAACTCTCCACCAGTTATCACGAGCATAAAAATTTTTCAATAAATCTTTTACCACATTACTTTTGTTAGCTTTATCAAATCCTTGTGTGCCTGGACTACTATTTACCTCTATAATAAATGGATTATCTTTATCTCTATTTTTAGCAGGAATAAAGTCTACTCCTACCCATGTTCCGTTCACTGCCTTTGCAGCTCTTATACAATCTTCCTTTTCTTTATCTGTGAGTTCATACGTTGAGACTTTTGCTCCTAGATGAACATTTGATCTAAAGTCACCTTTTACTTTTTCACGTTTCATAGAGCCTAAAACTTGGTTGTTTAGAATCATAACTCTAACATCACCGTCAGACTCTAAAAAAGTTTGTAGTATCAAAGAGATTTCTTCATCAATTTTGAATAATAGTTGAGTCATGCTCTCTAGTGCTTTTTGAGACTCAATAAACAACACACCAACACCTTTTGTGCCATGAGTTGTTTTTAAGATAACAGGAAATTTTGTATCTAATTTTTCAAAAGAATCTACCGCACTTTTTTCATCTGGTATCAAAACAGTGGTGGGTGTGGTTAATCCAACCTCAGATAATCTAAGTGCAGTTCTATATTTGTCAGAGCAAACTTCCATACACTCTCTAGAATTTACACAACAATATCCAGATCGTTCTAGTGATGAGACTAAATCTTTCCATTGATCTCTAGCATTAACCCCCCCACGAACAATAATCAATGTATCTTTATCTGATATTTCAAAACCTTTGTCATCATCAGAATTGTGTATGTGTCTATTATTATTTTCATCAAAACTAAAATACGCACCATTGATGAAACACATATAAAAATCTAAACCCAAATCTTTACAAGCATCTTCAAACTTAGCAGAGGTCAAAAGAGATTTATGATTAGGCCAATCATCAGGCTTACGAGTAAGAACGACAACTTTATATTTCTCGTCTTTTTGTTCTGTGATAAAAGACTTAAACTTTTCCATTAGTCTTCTTTCTTCTTACCTATGTTATATTTTGTTTCTAAAATCCATTCATCTTTTTCACGAAAGGATAAAACTTTAATCTGACTTAGGGGTGCAACATTTGTAACATCATCTTTAATAGTAATAAGACCCCAATCTCTTAATAGATTTGATATTGTGTTTCTACGAGCAATATCATTTTCTGTTAGATTGGTATTTTTTCCATCCAATGCGAAAAGTTCTTTAAAATGCACAATATAATATTTTCCCTGCTTATGTAAAATATGGCAGGATTGATATAATTTTCTCTCTTTTCTAGAAGCAACTCCAATCCGCGATAGTGTCTCACGAACCTTTAAAAAATCATCGGGCTCTCTGAGTCCGACTTCCAGCATCTGCTCCTGTGTCCAATTAACTTCTTCCATTTTTTCCACCTTTATTTAATTTTTGTTTTATGGTGGCGATTTGTTCATCATTCAGTATAGTAAGAGCTACCTTTGCTTTCTCGTTATTGTATCCATAAAACTCTTTAACATACTCTAGATCGTTTAATTTATTCGCCTTCAGCCAAGGAGTAAATCTTTTCCTTGGACGTATACTATTTATCAAAAAATCAAACTGAAGTTTTTTATCAGTGTTAGGATATTGGTTAATTTCATTAACCAACATAATGGTATCTTGAAAACCAGATAAGCACTTATTTACGATAAATGGTGGATATTTCTTTTCCCACTGTTCATCTTCAGTGTCCATCAACTTTTCTTTGGTGTGGTTTATTGAGTTTAGGTAGTCTTTCAACTCATACATGACATTTAAAAACTACATTAGTTCTTAGTTCGTAGCATTCTCTTGAAACTGGCATGGCTTTGTGTGGTAAATGTGCATCGAATATAACTAGACGATTACCCACATACTCTACCAGTTGCCCGTCTATTATTGTTCCACCATTCCACTCAGGTTTCCAATCCAATCGTGGATAGAAAATCATGGTAAACTCACCGTCATCTATGTGCAAGTGTGGTTCTATACCATGAGTGTGAGCATTACAATAGATTCTTTCATAGACAAGTTCTTTACCAACTTTACTCTTTGCATACTCAAATAAGAGGTCAGCCCAGTCAAAACCATTTTCATCACACTCTTGTTTATTGTGGCCACAGAGAACGTGCCAATGTTTGTTTGGTTGTCCTCTTTTAGATTCGTAATCAAATTTCCAAGATAGATTTTTCACATAGTCATCTATCAGAATAGCAACGTGTTCCTCTACGACATTATCAATTACTTCAATCATTTAAACTTCACTTTTGCCATTATTTCGGTCAGACACGCCAAGGTGTTG